ATGAGGCCTATGGAAGATCCATCGCCATGGATATTCTCCCGACTCTCAAAACTCTTAACGAACAAAAAAAGACGATGCTCAAACAAGGGCACCGTGTAGTTGATCCCGTATTATTAGCTCATGACGACGGAATTATAGACGGATTTAGTTTAGAGCCAGGCTCTGTAAATGCCGGTGGTATCACAGCCGACGGTCGAATGCTTATTCAGCCTCTACCTGTCGGGAATGTTCAGGCCGGGAAAGAGTTAATGGATGATGAGAGAAAATTAATTAACGATAGTTTTTTAATTAATCTCTTTCAGATCTTGACAGAAAATCCACAACAGACTGCCACAGAAGTATTAGAAAGAACCAGAGAGAAAGGTATTCTACTTGCGCCCACAATTGGTAGGCAAAATTCAGAATACCTTAGCCCAACGATTCATCGTGAATTAGATATTTTATCTTCTCAAGGCCAATTACCACCCATGCCTCGTTTGTTAAAAAGCGCTAAGGGTGAGTACAAAATTGACTTTGATTCTCCTATCACTAGAACTCAAAAAGCTGAGAGCTCCGCAGGCGCTGCTCGTACTTTTGAATCTTTAGCGAACGTCGCCCAAACTACAGGTGATCCCTCGATTCTAGATATTATCGACATGGATGCTGCGGGTAGAGCAATGGCTGAAAATAACGCCGTTCCATTTAGCTGGATGAATTCACCTAAAAAAGTAGCCCAAATGAAACAACAAAGAATGCAAATGCAGCAACAACAACAAGCTGTTGCCGCAGCTCCAGCGGCAGCGGGTTTGATGAAGGCGCACGCTCAAATGCAGAAAACTCCAGGGGGAACTGGCCAGTGAGTAAAGGACGGGCGGGAGCCATGGATGGCTGTGGGCTTCACGGATGATTAGATGATCGCAGGTGCTGTACAAAATATAAAAAATTACTTTCAAAGACGATCCATTGCTTATAGTAAAGTCTTTGATAAACAATCACCGTTTACTCATGATGTTCTTGTAGATTTAGCAAAATTCTGTAGAGCGCATGATTCAAGTTTTCACCCAAACCCTCATGTTCAAGCCACTCTAGAAGGAAGACGCGAAGTGTGGCTTAGAATTCAAAATAATTTAAATTTAAGCCTTGAAGAGATCTACCTTCTTCACAGGGCAAAACAACTCCAAGAAAAACCTGAATGAGACCTGTTAGAGAATGCGACATTGAAACAGCCTATAAGCTGACGTCTGATATTTGCGACGTGGCTGATGAGTTATTTAAACGAGGTCAATGGGACCCGTTTCATTTCGAAATTATTTGGTACTTAGACGATAAACCTTACGACATCTCAATTGATGTCGCACTTAAACCAAAGGAGAAAACAAATGGCTGAAGCAGGAGCCGCCGGAGCGGCAGGAACAGGTGCAAGTACATCGGGAACAATAGCCGGTACAGGAGCGCCCGCCACGCCCGGGTCTCAAGGGACCGGAGTGTCCACTGGTGCGCCCATCACGACGGAGAGTATTAACCCGGGCGCATGGATGGCGGGCTTCAATGATGATCTCAAAGGTTATGTTGGAACCAAAGGCTTTAAAGGTCCAGCGGATCTAGTTGACGCCTATAGAAATTTTGAAAAACTCCAAGGTGTTCCACAAGATCGCATCATGAAACTCCCTGAGAGATTTTATGACGATGCCAATAGTCTTACGCCCGAAGGTCGAGCTATTTTTGAAAGACTTGGGGCTCCAAAAGATTTAAAAGAATACGGCATTGAAGCTCCTAAAGAAAACGCAGACCCAAAAAGATTAGAGGGTTTTTTAAAAACAGCCCAAGAACTAGGGCTCACAAAAGCTCAAGCTCAAAAACTTGTGGCTCACGACACTGAATATTTCAATCAAACCGTAGCCTCAATGAAGGAAGCTTCAGCCCAAAAATTTAAAGATTCCCAGGCCAGTCTTGTTAAAGACTGGGGTGCTGCACTTGATCAAAATACTCAGATCGCAAGAGAAGGCGCTAAGAGAATGGGTCATGACGCAAAAACGATGGATGCTTTGTCCACAGTCCTGGGTCACGCTGAGACCATGAAACTCTATCATCAACTGGGTTCTGCCGTTAGCGAATCAACCTTTATTCAAGGTCGTCAACAGGCCACAAAACTTGAACCAGTAACCGCTTTAGCTCAAATCCAGGCGTTGAAGCAAGACAAGGCTTTCGCCGCGAAATATGCAAGCGGGGACTCTGAATCTGTCGCTAAAATGACGAGGCTTCATGAAATGGCTTATCAAGGAACGATGACATTGACCTAGATTTTTGACCAATTTTGATCAAATTTGACTTTTTACTTTACTTTGTTAAGTCATACCCTTTAGTTTTAAAGCATTAGGCCCGAGAAATGACTCATGGTCAGAGAAGTTTTTCGGGCCTTAAATTTAGACAACCCTGAAAAGGGCCTAATGACAGTCGGAAAGAACGACAGATAGATCCGGTCTAGCGGGTATTAAAGCTGGGTCCAGCAATGGGCAACCCTCTTTTGGAAAGTAAACAAAAACTTTTTAGGAGGGCCTCATAATGGGTGCTGGTGTAAATAGCGGAATACCTGTTTTCTACGTAGAACAGTTTAGTTCAAATATCCAATTAAAATTACAACAACGTGGATCTCGTCTTCGTGGCGCAGTGATGGAGGGTCATCACGTTGGTAGCCAAGCAAGTCCCGTTGATCAATTCGGCGCAATAAACGCCTACAAAGTAACGGGTCGTTACAATCCGATTGCTCGGGTTGACGCTCCTACAGATCGTCGATGGGTTTTCCCTCAAGACTACGATCTTCCCCAATTGCTCGATAGTTTTGATAAACTTCGTCTCTTAATTGATCCCATGAGCTCTTACGTGACTAACGCTCAGTACGCTTTAGGTCGCGCCATGGATCAAGAAATCCTGAACGGTCTGTTGTTGACCAATTACACCGGAAATAACGGTGCAACGACAACGACTCTTCCCTCCACTCAAGTAGTCAGCGTTCAACAAGGAGCTGCTTCTTCCACCAACTTCACCGTTGCAAAAGTACGGGCTGGTAAAAAGATCTTGTTAACAAACGAAGTCGATCTTGATATGGACCCCATTTTTGCTGCGATCAACGCAACAAACCACGACAACCTCCTTGCAGAAGTGCAAGTCATTTCCACTGAATTTAACGACAAGCCAGTTATGGTTGAAGGAAAAGTTCAAAGGTTCTTAGGCTGTGACTTCATCCACACAGAATTAGTGTTCACAGGTACAGACGATCAATCTGGTACTTCGACCGCTAATCCAATGTGGGCTAAGTCTGGGGGATATTGTGGAATTTGGAACGACATCATGACTGACATTTCACGTCGCCATGATATGCAAGGCATTCCTTACCAAGCGTACGTGTTCGGTACCTTCGGTGGAACTCGCCTTGAAGAAAAGAAAATCGTTCAAATTTGGTCACACTAATAATTTTCTCTTAAAGGAGATTTAGAAAATGGCAACGTTTAATGTGAAATCAACAATCATCTCAAACAGAGATGCGACCCCAAAAGTCCTTACTGACCCTTACGTCTACGGCGGAACGGGAACGGGATGCGAAGGGTATGTTCAAACCGGGAGCGCTGCGGATGCCGCAAGCACCACTTATCGGTTGTGTCAGGTCCCCTCAAATGCAAGGGTTGACACGGTCAAGATGTCAACAGACGCTTTAGGTACAGGCTGTACCTTAGACGTTGGTGTTTGGTGGCCGACATTTATCCCAGTGGGAGCAGGCCTCACAGCTTCTCTGGCATCGACCGTTATTAACACCCAGTTATTCGCTTCAGCCCTAGCTTGTTCCAATTCTCAAGCTGCGGTTGATATCACAAACCAATCAACAAATTACACGATCAAAAACCAAGAGCTTCCTCTTTGGAGCGCTGCGGGCTTGACCAGTGATCCTGGAATTGACTTAGACATCGTGGCCTATGTGCACGTTGCCAATCAAATCCAAGGGTATGTTGGTTTGAAAGTGTATTTTCAGTTCTAATTGAAATTAAAAGCCGTGAGAGAAAAACTCTCACGGCTTTGTTTTACGGAGGCTAAATGTCTACATTTCTTGTCGGCGGTAAAGCGGGCCAAAACCTTGAGCAATTAACAGCTCAGGCCGGAGGCGCTCTTCAGACTTCAAATGCTGTTGAGCTGCAAGTGAACCAAGCCACTTCAGTGGTAAATGATAACGGCACCACTCGACAGATCTATAGAGAAGAGGTCCTCCTTCTGCTCAACTTATTTGAGCAGTACATAATCAGGATGAGCTGGCCATACGCAGCTTCATAAGGGGAATAAGTGGCAGCCGCAAAAGGTATAATTCTAGCGACCAACGTTTCTGTAGTGGCCAATCAACCGGCCATGACCTGGCAAGGTGGTCGTTGCTCTCTTGTCTTAATCGCCGGAACTTACCCTACAGCCTGCACGCTTCAACTTTTAGGCCCTGATAACGCCACATGGATAGCTATCAATTCGTCCACATATAACGCAAACCAAGTTACGCCCTATGATTTGCCTGCGGGCCAATATCGGCTTGCGCTGTCAGGTGGAACTGTCGCCGGGCTCTACGCAAACCTCGTCGGCGTACCGTATGCTTAATGAGGGGGCAAAGTGGGATCTAGCACTACACAGACGTCGATTGCAAATCGCGCCCTTCAGATTCTTGGCTATCAACCAATAAGTTCAATTCAAGAAAATTCTCGAGGCGCACGGGCTATGAATCGCGCCTATCAATCTGTACTCTTAGCAGAGTTAGGTTCCAATTTTTGGAACTTCTCAATGACAAGGGCAATTTTAAATGCATCAGCGACTGTTATCCCCGCATTTGGACCCGCGAACTATTATCCTCTTCCTCCTGATTTTATTATGCTTGGGCCACCTGATCAGGTCGTAAATTATTCTTTTGGTTTTTCAAGTGGAATTCCATCAAACCCAAACACAAACGTAGCTTATAACGACTATCAAATTGAAAATGCTCCAGGGATAGGTCCTTGCATCGCAAGTAACCAACCCTCTCCTCTTTACATCAGATACGTTTCAAATGCTGTGGTAGAAGGCCAATTCGATCCCATGTTCGCAGAAGCTTTTTCGGCGGCTTTAGCCATTGAAACCTGTGAAGAACTCACCCAAAGCACCGCAAAGATCTCATCCGCTGAAACTCTCTACAAAGACGCCATGGACACCGCAAAAAAGAGAAACTCTTATCAAAACCAACCAGTCCGTCCTCCGGTGGACCCTTGGATTTTGGTAAGGATGTAGATGCCAAAAATAGATCTATTACAGACAGGGTTTAATGCCGGAGAACTCTCGCCCCTCTTGTATGGCGCGACAGATTCTCCTCGTTATAAAAAAGGACTTCAAACCTGTCTAAATTATATTCCCACTCTTCAAGGGCCAATTATTAGAAGACCTGCCACTCAGTACTGTGCCGCTGCAAAAGTTTCGACTCAGCCACCTTATTTAATTCCATTTATTTTTTCTCAGACTCAAGCCTACATGCTGGAATTCGGTCAACAATACATCAGATTTTACGCAAATAACGGTCAAGTCGTAAACTCGACAACCCGGTACAGCGTTAATGGTTATAAAAACTGGGCGTACCAATTTTTTGGTAATAGAGCAAATATAAATCACGGGGCTTATGAGGAGTTTTTAAATTCCTTCTCAGTAGCAATGGGGACGCCTCTTAACGTACAGACCCCATATAATTATTCAGACCTTGCCACACTAAGATTTGTACAAAATGCCGACACACTTTATCTTATGCACCCGAATTATCCGACATATAAACTTCAAAGGTTTGGTCAAGATTTGTGGGATCTTACTCAAGTTTTATTTGTAGACGGACCTTATTTGCCTCTGAATTCATACGCCACGATTGGCGACAGCACTAATGTTCAGTTAAATATTGCAAGTGTTGGCGCATCCGCCGCCGGAGTTCCTGGAGTAGGCGAATTAACTACAGGCCCTGTTTTAACTATAACAGGAGCTATAACCGACCCCGCTGGGTCTGGTCAAATCCAGATAACAGTTTCTGCGGCTCATGGTTACACAAATGGGCAACTTGTCGGGATATATGGAATCGGCGGAACTGTAGAGGCTCAGTGCTATGATAAACTCACAGCCCCTTCTGTCACTGTTGCGTCTTGGCCCGTTTTAGTAAACGGAGCCACAACATTTCTTCTTTCAGGGTCAACCTTTGTTCATGCGTACACTTCAGGCGGTACTGTTTATCCCGCTTTATTCAGCGCTGATATTGTTGAAATTATAGCCGGAGGAATGACGCCTCCAAATACGACTGATAATTATCAAAGAAATATAGCCTTTGAAATTGGTGGATCCAGATACTTTGGAACTCTTTCCGGCTTTATCGGAGCAAATCTTCAATTCCCAAACGCTGCATCGGCCTACATCTATTTAACGGGTAACGGAAATTCTTATCTCCCATCAACGGGAGTCGCTACTTCATGGAACTTGGGTGTTTATTGTTATGGGCAAGGCTTTCCGGCTTGCGGAACATTCCATCAAGATAGACTTTGCCTCGCAGGAGCAACAAATAACCCTCAAGAACTTGATGGAAGTTATACCAGTCAGTATGAGAACTATGCAGCTTCAAATGCTGGAACACTTGTCGTTACTGATGATAACGCTATTTCATTTCAACTTAATTCGACTAGTATAAATAAAATCCAGTGGCTCTCTTCAAACGCTCAAGGGCTCTTAGCTGGAACTTACGTGTCTGAATGGGCAATGACCCCTTCTTCGGCAAGCGAGGCTTTAACTCCGACAAATTTCAACGCTCAGCAAACCTCCTATTATGGCTCTGCCAACGCTGAGTCTGTTCAGATTGGGAATGCTGCGATATATATTCAAAGAGCTCTTAGAAAAGTTCGTGAGATGAACTTCTTCTTTCAAGTTGGGACTTTTAGATCAACTGATTTAACGGAACTTTCTGAACACATCACTTTGCCAAGCATCACAAAACTTGCTCTGCAAAAAGAAACTCAGCCTCTTATTTGGGGTTTAATCTCTAACGGCTCTCTTGACTCTTTAATTTATGATCGAAACGACGTTTCTCTTTCTGCCGGGTGGACAAGACATCAATTGGGCGGTCAGTCTGATAGCTCTGGAACGATTCCAATTGTGAACTCAATAGCTGTTATACCGTCTCAAGATTTAAGTTTTGATCAACTTTGGATGTCGGTCACTC